ATGACGATCGGCAGTGGGTAACGTTTACTTGTTACCGTAACGAACCAACGGTTGCAGTCTGATGGGCCAGAATTCAGCCGTTACTTATGCTCAAGCGATACAGGCGCAGCTAACGACGGTTTGCACACCCACGCCGGTTTATGCTGTGTTCAACCGCAACTTTGCAACCGAGCCGACGTTTGTTACTTGGCAGCTAAGAGATGTTCATCAGCCGGTTTACACAGGGCCGCAGTCGGTCAAGGGTATAGATCGACCTGTCTTTCAAGCGACAGTTTTTGCTCAGCAGATGGCGAACTGTTACTCGAAGGCTCAGCAGATTGTCGATGCGCTCCACGGCTATCAGGGAACATTTGGCGGCTTATTTTTTGTGGCAAAAGTAGACGTTGATTGGCTTTTCCACACATACGATAATGACAGCAAGCTACACCAGATTGTTTTAGATTCAACTTTGGACATTCCTTCGTGAGGTGAAAAATGGCTCTCCCTAATAAAGTTTTACCCGGCTTTTCAGCCTCTCTATACTGCCAGCCGGGGGCTGCTCCAACTCCTTTAACGACTGCCAACCTTAGCGTTTACGCGTCGGTTTCGGCTATTGCAGTTTCTGCTCAGCTTGTACCCGTTGAAGCAATTCCTGCTTTTGGTCAAGATGATGCGGTCGCTAACTTTTCGGTTGCTGGTTCGCGTCAGTCTGACAAGATCCCGGTTCAGTCTGCGCCAACTTCCATGACTGTCGTGGCCGCATGGAACCCATCAGACACAAACCTTCTTTTGCTCCGAGCAGATGCTTACAACGGTACGATTGACCGGACTTTTGTAATTGCCGCCACAGACGGAACCAATTACGTCTATTACGCCTTCAATGGCCGTGTATCACAGTGGACGATTGACCCCGCTCCTGGCGCAGAAGCTCAGGTTACTTTCACGATTCATCCGCGAGGCAATCAATATGGCTGGTCAAACAACACTTGATGAATTAGTAGCGCTGATGGCGGAATTCAGGGGTGACCTTCATGCAATGGCAAAAGGGCATCCCTTTACCTTACAAGAGGTGGATGCCGCCCTACAGGAAGCCAGCCCCGGCGGTGCCGAAGCAGTCTGTCTTTCAGTGTTGAGAGCCCATGCAAAGAGCGAGTGATGATTTGCTGGCTTACTTAGTCACGCAAGCCCAAACCGGTTCCAAAAACTGGTTTGGGTATCCTCAACAACGGCTTATCAACATTAGTCTTTGCCACAAAATGGCGGAGAATCATGCGCCAGATATGACACCAGACGAAGTTGTTAATTATGTGATTCGTCTTAACGATCTAATTTTCAAAAAGATCGTGACCAATGGGAAAGATTGAGGTTAAGGGCTTCCGAGAGTTTGAGGATTCGCTTTTAGAATTAGCTCAAGAGTTCGGCACGACCAAAGCCCGTCGGTCTTTACTTCCAGGTCTTAAGTCTGCGATGGAGCCCGTAAAAGCGGCAATCCGCGCAAGAGTTCCTGTCGATACTGGAAAGCTGCAACTCAAAGTTCGCAACGGCGCAAAGGTTGCAACGCGTAAAGACAAGTCTAAAAAGTATCTTAGCCGCGATACAGTTGCTTTCGGGTTTGTCGATGTTGGCGTTGGCTACAGGGATGCTAAAGGCGAGTACAGGCCGGCAGCAGAGGCTATAGAATTCGGTACGGCAGAAGTTCCTGCTAGGCCGTTTATACGAAACAGTTTCCAATCAATGGCAAGCTCCGCGCTTGATCGGTTAGCGTCTCTCATGAGCGCTCACATGGATCTTTGGGCGGCAAAACAACGAGCAAAGGTTAGAAAATGAGATTACAAGACAAGTTTGGTTCTTCGTTTCAAAGACAGAAATACGCAGACATTGATTTCGCTGGTCACGCGCTAAAGGTCTATCTTCCTACCAGGAAGGAAATGCTTGAGCTTGAAAGCAAGATTAAAAACCCTCCTGATGCTTTGCTAGAACAGGAATACACAAAGCTAGTCGATACGTTCGAAAAGCTCTACAAGATCAATAAGACCGTAGAGGTTGAGCGTAAAGACGATGACATTGTGGTTGATGGGCGAAGCCTAAAAGAAGCATCACGCTACAAAGCCCAAGAGATTATGCGCGAGATTGCGCTTATCAACTTAGTTGGTTTTGAGGAAGGGCAAGAGCTTTTCGCGCTGTCGTACGAAGATATTTCCGAAGCCTTCTCGCCAGCGCAGATTAAGCATTTAACCGAGCTCATCGAAAAGGCAGTAAACCCAGACTATAAGGAAGTCGAAAAAAACTAAAGCGGTCACTATATCGGCAGATTCGGGCGGCAATGATCTTTAACGGTCAGTCTCCCGAGGTCATAGAAAGCCTTGATGTAGTGACCACGCGAGAGTTAGAATTGATGTACCGCGATGGCATGATTGGCGCGAGACAAAACTTAATGTTGATCTCGCATCTGATGGCAATTGTTTATAACGCGCTGTCTAAAAACCCGATCAAGAGCCGTGAGTTTTTCCCGCATCTGGAGGAGTATTTCATCCCTCCAAACTATATGACAAGACAAGAGCGAGACTTCCTGGCGTTTACAAGTTTGCCGGGGTTCAAGTCAGAGTTTTTAGACATTTTAGGGGGAAACAATGGCCGGTAAGCTAATCGCAGCTTTGCAAGTCGCGCTAGGCCTAGAGAGCGCAAAGTTCGTTCAAGAGATTGACAGGGCCAAAGCCAAAACCCGCGAAATGAAAGTCAGTGTCGATGTTCTCGGCACTGCGATGGGCGCTCTACGCAGCCCGATGTTACTAGCCGCCGCTGCCGCTGGAACATTTGCAACCTCTTTCTTCAAGGCGGCGGATGCGGTTAACGACTTCGCTGAAGGCTCCGGTTTAGCGATTGAGGAAGTCTTAGCTCTGCAAAGCGCAATGGTTCAATCGGGGAAAGAAGCTGATAACGCCGCGCAGATGTGGGATAGGTTCTCGGTAACGCTTGGCGCTGCCGCTGATGGTCAAAAAGAACAAGCCGATCTGTTCAAAGAATTGGGCGTAAGTATTGCCGACGCTGGTGGTTTGTTAAGACCCGAGATTGACATCTTCCGAGACTTAACAGCAGTTCTTTCCGGTATGAGCGCTGGCGCGGAACGCGCTCGATTACAAGTTCAGCTTTTTGGAAAGCAGTTTGGCAATCTTGATATTTCCAAAATTGACCAGCTATCTCGAAACACCGATAAGTTCTCAGGCGAAGCCAAGAAGGGTGTATTAGCTATCGGTGAGATAGGCGACGCGATAGACCAGATGACCGAGAAGGCAAAGATCGGTTTTCTAACGCTGATGGGCAAAGCGCGTGACGCGTACACAGGTATCAAGAAGTTTCTCGGCTTTGGCGAGGAAGAGGCTCCAGCCCAAGCTCCAGTTCTAGGTGTAACTCAAGGCGGCAGGCAGTCAGGAACAAGGGTAAAGGCTGTAAAAGACTCGGGCGCGGAGTCTGCTGCAAAAGCGCTCAAGACTTATCTTGAAGGCTTAGACGCTCAAATACTTAAACTCAAAGAAGGCGAAGAAGCCGCATTACGGTTTGAAGCTGCAAAGCAGGGTGGCGCTGCTGGCGTTGCAAAGATGGAAGAGATCATCAAGCTACGCAGAGAAGAAGCTGAGCAACAAGAAGAGATGCAGCGGTTAGCCAAAGAAGCAAGCCAAGAGCTGGCCGCAATGGAAGATTCGCGCAAGATGAGGCTAGAGCAGATTGTCAAAGAATACGAAAAGCAGGTTGAGATTGAAAAGGAAAGCGCTCAAGTTATGCTTGATCTAGGCCAGCAGGCAGAGATCATGGCGAACAAACAATTAGAAGAAATGACGGCTAAAAAGAAGGGCAACGAAGAAGAACTAGAAATCCTTGAAGATCTTAGAGATGGGTATAAGTCTTTAGGGGCGACGATCATTGAGGCGTTTGCAACAGGCAAATCGGCGGCGGATGCCTTCAAAACTGCGCTTTCTTCGCTTTTACAGAAATTAGCGTCAAGATCGTTGGACAAATTCCTTGATGCGATCTTTAAGTCTGATGTAACCGGCGTTCCTTCTTTGTTTGAAAACTTTGCGTCGGGTTTGCCAGTTATCGGGAATTTATTTGGCAAGCGAGCTGGCGGAGGGCCTGTCTCCTCTGGAGCTCCGTATCTTGTCGGAGAAAGAGGGCCGGAGTTATTCGTACCAAGCTCTGCTGGTCAAGTTGTACCCAATTACGCGATGGGCGGCGCTACCACGGTAAACAACTACAACATCCAAGCAATTGACGTTAAGTCTTTTGAGGATCGTATCTTGGGAAGCTCTAAAGCTGTCTGGGCGGCTAACGCGTACGCAAACAAATCACTTTCGGTTAGGGGCAGAACATGAGCTTCCAAACGATCTTAGACATTAGCCAAACCATAACAGTTAATAACCGTCGAATGGTAGGCCAGCAATACTCAAGATCAGGGCAAGTTAGAACAGCGCTCTACGTTACTTCCGTTCCCTGGGTTTTTACTGTTAGGCCGCATTCTTTTCTTTACTATCCCCAAGTTCGAGATGTCATCCAGACCATTGATAATCTTGATAGACAAACAGCGGCAAATATAACGTTTAGCTCAACAAATCTTCAATGGTTTACGGCTTATCAAGGTCAGCTAAGCGGCGCTCAGGCAGCAGCGCTAACGCTTGCTTCTGTTCCGGCGGCGAATGCGACGACGATTTCAGTTGGTAACCTCCCTACTATTGCAAGCTCTACGATTGTCTTTAAGGCCGGTGATTTTATTCAGATCGGAAACTATCCTTACAAAGTAACCGCTGAAGTTCTGCGAGGTTCGGGGTCGACGGTTAGCGTAACAATTCACAGGCCGATAATTGGAACACCATCAACGGGAACTCTTACGGCTGTCGGATCTGCTTGTACATTCAATGTCGTTGCCGAAGTTTGCCCAACCTACACGCTCAAACCCATGACCAACGGCGCTTTTGTCGATTGGGATAATGACTTCGTTTTTAGGGAGTTTGTACAGTGACAACTCCAATGACCGCGTTATCTTCCTCGACGATAACGCACAGTGAATTCGTAAGGCTAGTTACAAGCACGAACACTTATACGTTTTGTTCTGCTGCCGCATCCATCACGGTTTCGGGCATTACGTTTACAGGGTTAGGCAGCCTTCTTTCTGTTGGCGACGTTCAGAGAGACTTAAAGGCAACCTCTGATGACATGCTTATAACGTTGATCGGTATAGACCCAACAAACGTTGCTCTAGTTCTTGCAAATAATATTAAGGGCTCAACCGTTGAGATCTGGCGCGGCTTCTTTGACTCTAACTATCAAATCATCACAAGCCCAACCACTCAGTTTTTTAAGCGCTACCAGGGCATCGTTAACAGCGTAAGCCTGAATGAAACCTTTGATGAAAACAACCGATCACGAACGGTTGCCTGCTCAATTGCTTGCGCTTCTTTCCGTACGATCTTAGAGAATAAGATCTCAGGAATAAGAACGAATCAAAATACATGGCGAGCGCTTTACTCAACAGATGCAAGCATGGATCGGGTGGATGCAATTGCGGGGCAATACTTTGACTTTGGATCGCCTCCAAAGGGTGGCGGTTTGTCTGATCCTAATTCTGGAGATCAACCTAATGTTTATGAGCAAGATCTAACTGGTATATGAGATACGCGACAAAATACGACATGCCTCATTTGGTTGAGATGATGAAGGCATACGCAAACGAAGCAGGCATAGAAACACTAAAAAACAACCAGAACGAAAACCACGTTCGATCTTTGTTTTATGAGATGTTGAAGGGGCGCGGCTTTGTTTTGGTAGACGATCAGCTTCGAGGATTTATAGCTGCTTACATCACGAGAAACTTTTGGAACAGTAGCGTCAGAGAATTACACGAGGTTGCTTGGTGGGTAGACCCAGAGTATCGAAGTACATCAATTGGCGGAAAACTCTGGTTAAGGTTTAACAAGCTAGCTCAAGATTTGTTAGACCAAAAAAGAGTTCAGATTGTCTGTACAAGCCTTATGCCTACAAGCCCAGAGATTGATTACACACGATACAAATTCAAGCCATTGCAAGCAACATTTTTTAGAGAGTAGATCATGCCAGCCTCGATCATTGTCGCCGGATTAGTTGAAACAGGTGCATTTGCAGCGGGAAGCCTTGGCGCAATGGCGGCTACGGCTGCGATCAGGCTTGCAACCTCGGTTGTTGTTAGCAGGGCATTTGGAAATAAAAACTCAAACGCTATAGATCCTGGCTCTCGGCAGCAATTACCACCAGCGGCGAATCTTTCTATTCCGATAGTCTACGGCGATGCTTATCTTGGCGGGAATTTTGTTGATGCGGTTCTATCTACCGATCAAAAAACGATGTATTACGTTCTGGCAATTTCAAGCATTAGCGCGAACGGCCAGTTTTCTTTTGACACAACTGATTTTTGGTACGGCGATAGGCAGATTACTTTTGATACAACAGATCTGACGAAAGTCGTTTCGCTTACTGATGGCAGCGGAAACCCGCAAACGAACATCAACGGTTACATGTACATCAACTTGTACACGTCAACCAACGCGGGGGTTATCACGCCAATCAATGGATCTGCTCCAAGCGTTGTAATGGGCGGATCAGACATTAGCGCATCGTTACGCTGGCCTGCTTCTGGCCGGCAGATGAACGGATTGGCTTTTGCTATTGTCAAACTGATTTACAACCGAGATGCAGGAACGACGGGTTTGGAGCCCCTGACGTTCAAATGCTCGCAATACCTAAACGGAACGGGCGCGGCAAAGCCTGGGGATGTTTGGTATGACTACATGACAGACACGAGGTACGGCGCTGGCATGACGGGCTTGGTTGATTCTGCAAGCGCTGCTGCTCTCAATACCTATTCGGATGTTGTTCTTTCGTTCACAAACTCATCTGGCGGAACAAGTACGCAGCCCAGGTACAGGATCAACGGCGTTCTAGATACGGCTCGGCCAATCTTAGAAAACGTCGAGCAAATTATTGAGGCTTGCGACTCTTGGATGACCTACACGGCTGCTACCGGCCAATGGTCTGTTGTCGTTAACAAGGCTGAGACATCTTCGTTTTCTTTTAACGATACAAACCTTATTGGCGACATAAGAGTTAGTACAACAGACATCAATCAGCAGATCAATCAGATAGAAATTGAATTTCCAAGCAAAGACGCAAGGGATCAGCCTGATTTGGTTTATATGGCGCTTTCGTCTGGCTTGTATGCAAACGAGCCTCCGAATCGAGAAACCTACAAAATGGAGATGGTTAACGATTCGGTTCAGGTTAAGTATCTTGCAAACCGTAGGCTTTTGCAGTCACGCGAGGATCTGCTCGTTTCTATAACTGCTGCCTATCCAGCCATTCAGGTAGATGCTGGAGACGTTGTAGATATTACAAACGCAGACTACGGATGGACGAACAAGCTCTTTCGTGTTTTCAAGGTTAACGAAGCGACCACGCCAGATGGAGGTCTTGGCGCAACGCTTGATTTAGTTGAGTACGCTGCAAGCGTCTACGCAGACCCTCCGCCGGGAACCATTACGCAGTATTCAGAAGCTCCGCCATCTGGTATTCCTTCTTCGCAATACATTTCCGCTCCGGGAACGCCAGTTCTTTATAACGTTGCTCCTTATGCTCCTGCTCCATGCGCTGATCCTCCAGTTTTTAGCTTCTACTCGGATGCTCCCGCTACAGGCCGGGTTTCCCTCATGTCGCTGTACTACACAACGGTTGCAACGCCAACTAATAGCGATTGGAGCTTAATAAAAACATCTAGAACATTAGACGGAACTCCATTTAATCCGAATGTATCTGTGGTGTTTACAAACATCACGCTTCCTTCTGGAACGTACTATTTCCGAGCGATTGCTAGCAATGAAAGCGCTTCATCTGTTAGCGGAACCTCCTCGGCATATGTTTGGGATACAAGCGTAAGAACGGTAACGCTTACCTCTACCGCTGTTCAATTTATAACCTCATCTGCTGGCGTTATTTCCCCAGCTTCTATAACTTTCACGGCCGCAAGTTCGCTTAGCTCGCCAACGTGGGCATGGCGAGTAGATGGGGTTCTTCAGGCATCAACAACAAATACGTTTGTTCTTTCGGCGTTCGCTCCTAGTACAGCAAAAACAATATCGGTTACTGCCACGCAGGGTAGCTGTACTGCTTCAAATTCAATGATTATTTCAAGCATCAGCGACGGAGCCGTAGGCCCAACCGGTCCCGCCGGCGGTCCAACCGGCCCCACGGGTCCGATCGGTCCAACCGGTTCCGGAAGCGGCCCCACGGGTCCCACCGGTGCCACCGGCGCTGCTTCCACAGTCGCCGGCCCCACAGGTCCTACCGGTGCCACCGGCCCATCCGTTACGGGCCCAACAGGGGCAGCGTCTACCGTCCCCGGCCCCACAGGTCCTACCGGTGCTCAAGGAAATATTGGCGCTACAGGCGCAACCGGCGCTCAAGGCCCAACCGGTGCCACCGGTCCGGTTTCCACCACTCCCGGCCCCACGGGTCCCACCGGCCAACAAGGCATGGCCGGCCCTACTGGTCCCGCCTCAACAGTCGCTGGCCCTACCGGTCCGACGGGTGCCCAAGGCAATGTCGGCGCGACAGGGCCACAGGGAAATATCGGCCCTACCGGTCCGCATGGCGCTGCATCAACCGTCCCCGGCCCTACCGGTCCTACCGGTGCCGGTGGCCCTACCGGTCCGGCTTCTACAGTCCCCGGTCCCACGGGTCCAACCGGTGCCGCCTCCTCTATCGCCGGTCCAACGGGTCCCACTGGTGCCGCCTCTACGGTTCCCGGCCCCACGGGTCCGACCGGGGCCTCTGGCCTTTCGATCACCGGTCCCACCGGCCCACAGGGTAACGTTGGCCCCACGGGTCCCCAAGGCATACAAGGAAATGTCGGGCCCACGGGTCCCACAGGCATTCAGGGAAATGTTGGCCCTACCGGGGCGCAAGGTGCTCAGGGCCCCACAGGTCCTACCGGTGCCGCCTCGACCGTTCCCGGCCCTACCGGTCCGCAAGGCGCTACAGGCCCAACCGGAAGCAACGCAACCCCTGGCGGCGTAAACACAAGCATTCAATACAACAATTCCGGCGCTTTTGGCGGCTCGGCTGATTTCACTTGGAATGGATCGACGCTGTTTGCAAAAGGCGATGTCAAACTCCAGAAGAACATCCCTGAGATCTTGTTGAGGTCGTCCGGTGATGTAAAGCAATATTTCATAAGCGCAAACATCAGCGACACAGTTGATGGCGGCGTTGTCATAGGAGCTGGAGCTAGCGTCAATAGCGGAACCGCATACTTTACGGTTACTTCTGCTGGCAATGCTGTTTGCGCTGGCGTTTACTCGCAAACCGTAGGCGGAACGAACCGAGACGTTTATGTAGACAACACGGGGTTGATTGGTTACGTCAGCTCATTACGCGAAACGAAAACGCAAATCGCAGAGATGCCAGACTGTTCTTGGCTTTACGCTCTCAATCCGGTTACGTTTTTTTATAGAGCAAAAGATAAGGATGGCAACCTAACCGATGAAAAAGATGGAGAGCTTGCATATGGTTTGATTGCGGAAGATGTTGAGATCGTTAATCCCGATTTGTGTTATTACGATATTGTTGACGGGAAAAAAGAGCTTCGCGGCATCAACTATTCAAAACTTATTGTTCCGCTTCTCAAAGAGTTAAAACGTCTCAATGAGATTGTTGCTAAACTTATAGATAAGCCATAAAATAAAAAAAAGACAAGATAGCCACCCGTTTAGCTGAGAGTGCTTGGCGAACGTCAATTTACCGAGTGAGGGAACATGGCGATCTTCAACAAGAATACGCTGACACAGGTTAGCGGATTCGACAATCAAATTATTGCCGGTGAGCTGGTATACAACCAGAAAACTTACTGGAATCTAACGCTTAATAATTCCGACGGTACGCCGCGCAATCTGACGGGCGCTACTATCACAAGCCAAATTATCCGGCGACAGCTCTCAAACGTTCGTGACTCTCGATATGGGCTTACGTTTGACATAGCTGACTACACGCCGCCTCCGTCTCCTGTAAGCCTAACGATTACCAATCAGAATCTTTCCGGCGGATCGTTTACTTTAGTAATTGACGAATCGGCGTGGTCTGTTCTTTCGACCGATACGCAACTTGATATAAACGCTTCTAACCCTGTCGGGTTCTCTGGGAATATTACTGTCGCATTACCCGCAAGCGGTACGACTCCGGCGCAAGATCTCATCATCTTCTTGCTATTTTTGGTTCGCTCTGACGGAGTTACAAATTGAGTACGACAGTTACAGGCGCAAATCAGATTACGTTAACAATTGACCAAGGCGTAATCGGCCCCACCGGTCCCCAGGGGCCCGCCGGAGGCCCCACAGGCCCCACCGGTGCTACTGGGGCTCCAGGCTCTCCTGGCGGTCCGACCGGTCCTACCGGTGCCACGGGTTCCGCGTCTACCGTTCCTGGCCCGACAGGTCCCACCGGTGCCGCCGGAGCCTCGGTTACTGGCCCAACCGGTGCTCAGGGTAGCGCTGGCGCTACGGGTCCTACTGGTCCGGCGGGCAGCGGAACAAACATTTCCGTTAGTAATGCGGGGGTTCAGATCACATCCGGGCTTACGTCTCTGAATGTGACGGGCCCGGGCGCTACGGCTACGGCAGTTGGTGGTGATGTTACGGTTACTGTGTCTGGTGGCGGCTCGGCAGGCCCTACCGGTCCAACCGGTGCCACCGGTCCCACGGGCGCTTCTATTACAGGCCCAACGGGAGCCGCTTCCACGGTTCCCGGCCCTACAGGTCCCCAAGGCAGCGCTGGGGTGGCTGGCCCAACGGGTCCCACCGGCGATGCTTCCACGGTTCCAGGCCCTACGGGAAGTACAGGCCCTACCGGGGCTTCTGTTACCGGCCCCACCGGTGCTACCGGTCCAACCGGTCCAGCGGGAGGCGGCGGTTCTGAGATTACCGTAAAAGACGAAGGAACGACGCTTACAACGAACGTAACGTCTTTTGACTTTACCGGAGCTGGCGTAACCGCTACGGCTGTTGGCGATGCTGTAACTGTGAATGTTTCCGCTGGCGCTGGGCCGACGGGACCCACCGGGCCGGCCTCTACGGTTCCAGGCCCGACTGGTGCTACTGGTGCCACTGGCGCTACCGGTCCAGCCGGCGATCCTTCTACGGTTCCCGGCCCTACTGGTCCGCAGGGCAATCAAGGAATTGATGGTCCGACGGGCCCTACCGGTGCCGCTTCTACCGTTCCTGGCCCGACCGGTGCCACCGGCCCCGTCTCGACAACTCCTGGGCCTACCGGTCCCACCGGCCCTGCCTCAGCTATCGGAACCGGCTTCCAAAGCTACAGTTATACCGGCGATGGAACAACAACAACGTTTGCTGCAACCGGCGGAATTACCGCTCTCTCAGTTATTGTTTTGGAAAACGGCGTAACGCAAGTTCCAACATCTGATTACACGGTTTCGGCTGGTAATGTGGTTTTTGGTGTTGCTCCAGCTTCGGGCGTGGGAATTAACATCAGGGTTCTTGACGGGTATCAGGGCCCAACCGGTGCCACCGGCCCATCTGGAACCGGCCCGACGGGTCCTACCGGTGCCCAAGGCGCTGCAAGTACGGTTCCCGGCCCCACAGGTCCCACGGGGGTTGCTGGGGCTAACGGCCCGACCGGTCCCACGGGCGACGCTGGCGCTTCGGTTACGGGTCCCACGGGTCCGACGGGTGCCACCGGCCCTGCTGGTAGCGGATCTATTCCTGTAAGCGACGACGGAACGCAAATAACCGCTTCTGTAACATCCTTTAACTTCACAGGCGCAGGCGTAACAGCAACGGCTGCAACTGGAGCGGTAACAGTAAACATTCCCGGCGGTGGCGGCGGAGCCTCTGGCGGCATCATGACAGCAATGATTTGGGGGTAATATGGCAGCGCCAAATTTAGTATCACCGACAACAATCACGGGAAAGACAACCACGACGCTTGTTACAACGGCGGCAACGGCTACGTCTATTCTGAGCAACGCAGCATCTTCGGGCAAGGTTCTAAAGATCAATGCGCTTTACGTTGCTAACGTTGACGGAACATTAGGTTTAGAAGTAACCGTTAATTACTACCCACAGGCGGGGCTTGTAGGTACAGCGGTTCCAATTATTTCTACCGCCACGGTTCCTGCTGATGCAACGTTGGTTGTAATCGACAAAGAAGCCTATGTGTATTTGGAAGAAGACCGGAGCATTGGCATTACGGTTGGCGCTTCTGGGTTTGCAAGCGGAGAAATACAGGTTGTTTGCTCTTACGAGGAGATTTCCTGATGCCTATCGGTAACGGCGGAATTATCGGGCCAGCTAACGTACCGACGATCACAACCGCTTCTGGCGTTTGGTCTTTACGAGAGCAGCAGCAAGCGCAGGGTAGGGGAGCGTGGCCGTTAGCATTAACCACAGATCCTTATTTCGAATACACCACGTTACTGCTTCCTGGCAACGGTACGGATGGTGCGAATAACAATACGTTCTTAGACGGTTCTACCAATAACTTCACCATCACCCGCAACGGCAATACGACACAGGGCACGTTTAGCCCGTTCTCACAGACTGGGTGGGGCGGCGCTTTCAATACAAGCACAACTTATTTGACAGTTACAGATACTGCAAACCTTCGTTTCGGTTCGTCAAACTTTACGATAGAAGCATGGGTCTATAGAAACGCAAGCGGAGCAACCCAGACCATAGCAAGCAAAGGTGCGTCAACACCTACAGGATGGGTGTTTCAAATAAGTTCTGCTGACAAACTTGTTTTTACGGACACCAGTACAAGCATTACTGGAGCCACTTCTATTGCCGCTAATACATGGACTTACGTTGCTGTTGTTCGCGCTGGAACTAGTGCAAATCAAACAACGTTGTATGTCAACGGAACTTCTGACGGTACTGGCACATCTGCAACAAACTTCAATCAAACATCTAATATGTTAATTGGAGCAGACAGAAGCACAACAAACTTTGCCAATGGCTATATATCAAACTTGCGTCTTAGCAACACAAACAGGACTATTTCAAGTACGCCAACGACGGCATTGACCGCCGACGCTAATACGATTTTCTTATCGCTGAACTTGAATCGTTTTCAGTACACAGATAGTACGGCAGCATACACAAACATATCTGTTACAGGTACTCCATCCGTAGTCGCCTTCTCCCCATTCAACCCAACGCTACCGTGGATAGCATCTATCAACGGAGGTAGCGGGTATTTTGATGGGAATGGGGATTCTTTAGGCGCTCCAAGTAATGTTGCTTTAGCAGTTGGGACGTCTGATTTTTCTCTTGATTGCTGGATATACACAAATACCTCATCAAGTACACCATTCTTCATTTTTGATACTCGAAACGCAGACGATGATCAAAGCGGGTTTGTTATTTATAGAAGAGCAACAGGGAAATTGACATTTGCTTATTCGGTTGGAGTTACTTTTACCGCTTATGAAGGAGCAACAACGCTAAACGGGAACACTTGGTATCACGTTGCAGTCACTCGCGTATCAAATGAATTAAGACTTTTTGTAAATGGGGTTCTGGATCGTTCGCCGCCAACGGTATCTACGAACTTTTCCCGTCAAACAAATATATTAGTAGGCGCGGCGTGGAGCTCCGCGACTTCTAACGGATATATCTCAAATTTACGATTGACCAAAGGTGGCATACCTACACTGTTCTCAACATCTAGCACAACGTCTGGTACTGCGATATTTACACCACCATCAACACCTACAACAAGTTCAGATTCATTAACAGCAGGATCATTATCCCTATTACTCAACTTCACCAACGCCGGTATCTACGATGCTACCAGTAAGAATGACTTGGAGACGCTAGACAACACGGTTAACGGTGTACGGATTAGCACAGCGCAATCACAGTTCGGCGGTAGTAGTATTTATTTTGACGGAACAGGGACTGACTATCTTTGGATACAAGCAGATCAGCCTATTCAAAGATTTGGCACTGCTCCTTTCACTATAGAGCTATGGATAAGGCTTGCTGCAACAGGATCGGCTAGAGGCTTGGTTGCAAAAGGAACATCGACAACAGGCTGGCTAGTTTCGTTAAATACAAGCAATCAGGTAGTGTTTACTTACGGAACTAGCACGATTACTTCTACGGGAACGATTTCCGCAAATAATTGGACGTATATTGCTGTGGTTCGAGAAGGAACCGGAGCAAATCAGACTAAGATTTACATTGGCGGCGTAAATGATGGTACGGGTACTGTAAGTACAGACTTTACGCAAACATCGTCTATGTACATTGGAGCTGATAGAACTGGAGGCAGTTTGTTCAGCGGTTACATGCAAGACGTTCGCATCACAAACGGCTACGCAAGAACTGTTACGACCATTCCAACTACAGCATTCCCTGTTATATAGGACTAGACCATGCAACACTGGACAAAGAACGGGTCTATTCCAACAACATTGCCTGACAGTACAGCGGGATGGCAACATGCTCCAGAGCCTCCTACAGATATACCGGAAGGAAAGAACCTTGTATGGCTAAACTGGGAGTGGATCATCAGAGACCCTAAGCCAGAAGATCGCCCAGGTTATCAGTGGAATTGGAACCATGCAGACAGGGCTTGGGTAGAGAGCGCATGGCCACAAGCCGTAATAGAGGAAAATTTGGTTATTGAGCAAATCCTAGCAACAGATCAAATCGCAAGCGTAACAACCGATCAAATAGGAACGCTAGCATGACAACCAAGATTACCGGCGCAAACGTCAACACGCTATCACTAGGTGTTGTAAGCGGTGTTATCCAAACAACTCTGGCGGCTGCGCTTGAGAAGGTAACAATTAGCGCAACGGCTGCAACAGGTACGATCAATTACGATCTATCAACGCAGTCAATCCTGTACTACACCAGTAACGCGTCTGCCAATTGGACGGTAAACATTCGAGGTAATTCAGGAACAACGCTGAATTCCATGATGGCAACCGGCCAGAGCGTAACCATGACGTTTTTAGTAACCCAAGGCGCAACGGCTTACTATAACTCAGCGGTAACTATTGACGGAGCCTCTGTAACGCCTAAATGGTTAGGCGGATCTGCGCCAAGCGCTGGCAATATCAACGGAGTAGATGTTTACACTTATACCGTAATTAAAACGGGCAGCGCGGCATACACTGTTTTTGCTAGCCAATCTCGGTACGCATAATGCCGATTCTCTCTTCTTACGGATGTCTTAAGCCTCTTAGCAATCAACAGGCTCAACCTTATTACGCTACTTTCTTAAACGGCGAATATTGTATTTTTAATACTACGGATCTTAGCCCTGGCAGTAATGATTTCTCGGTTGAGTTTTTTCTCAATCAATCCGTAAGCCCTCCTTCTGCCTCTCAAGACTGTATTTTTGACGCCGGGTATCAGGCAAACTCAGCCGGATTACAGGTAACAATTAACAACACAAGAAATATTATTGCTCGATTTGGAAATGCCAGCGGCGCGGTAACGCTTACATCTTCGTCTACTGTTAACACGGGAACTTGGTATTACATCGCTGTCTCTAGGGTTAGCGGAACGACAAGAATGTTTATCAACTCAACACAAGTTGCAAGCGACGCATCCGTTACATGGTCTCTTTCATTTCCTAATAACAAATTTGGAGCGGGTATCAACACGCTAACTACCAACTATCTTTTTGGCCTTATGGCTTCCTTTAGGCTTAATGTAGGGTCAGGGTTTACATCTACAACCGTTCCTACAGGATTGTTGCCAGTTACAGCGCAGACAAAACTTTTAACATTTCAAAAAAGTACGGTTCTCAACGAAGTAAACGGAACGACAGCCACGACAAACACGGGTGTTTACATGTCTCCAGGCGGGCCGTTTTAATAATAGGATAAAACATGCCTTATTCAAGCTCTAATGGCAAACAATACACAATAGAATTAATAAAGCGCATTAACCCGCAAAAAGTTTTAGATATAGGCGCTGGCAGCGGAACATATGCTCGCGTTAAGAGCGGGGGCCATTGGACAGCTATAGAGATTTGGCAGCCAAATATTGAGCGGTTTAACCTTAAAAGCCTTTATGACGAAGTAATCTGCGGCGATGCTAGAGACATAGATTTCGGTGTTTATGATCTGGTAATACTTGGAGATGTTCTTGAGCATATGTCTAAAGACGAAGCAAAAGCGCTTCTCGACAAATGCAAGAAATCCAAATACGTCATTGTTAGCATTCCGCTCGGCCATTACCCTCAAGACGAATACGAGGGTAATCCTTACGAAAAGCATGTCACTGACAACTGGTCACAGGCTGAATTTATAGAGACGTTTGGCAAGCCTTGGCAAGAGCATCAAGAAGGCGAAATCGGTGTTTTTGTATATCGCAACTTAAAAATTTGCATCTACGCAATCTCAAAAAACGAAGAGCAATTTGTTAAGCGATGGTCAGATTCGTGTAAGGATGCAGATCTTGTTTTGTTAGCCGATACCGGATCAACAGATAGAACTGCAAGCCTTGCTAGAGAATGTGGCGTTACGGTTTATGACATATCAGTCAAGCCGTGGCGATTTGATATAGCGCGAGATACGGCGCTTTGCCTTATTCCTAGCGATTACGATGTTTGCATATCGTTAGACATAGACGAGGTTATGGAGCCCGGCTGGCGGGAGGAAATCGAGCGGGTATGGGAGCCTGAAACAACTAGGCTGCGCTACAAGTTTGATTGGGGGCATAACATTCTTTTCTATTATGAAAAGATTCATCACAGAATTGGATACCACTGGCATCACCCGATTCACGAATACCCAAGGCCGGATTTGAGAACAAAAGAGGTTTACGCGCATACTGACAGGCTTTTAGTTTCTCATCATCCAGATCCGACTAAAAGCCGTGGGCAGTATCTTGACCTGCTTAGGATGGCAGTAAAAGAAGATCCGCATTGCCCAAGGAACGCTTTTTACTTTGCGCGTGAGCTTACTTTCTATAATCTTTGGGATGAGGCCATCCAAGCCTTGCATACTTACCTAGACAATCCAAAAGCAGATTGGCCTAACGAGCGTTGCTATGCAATGCGTTTGCTAGGTAAATCTCATGACGCAAGAGGCGAGCATTGGGAGGCGCTCAAGTGGTACCGAATGGCCGTAGCCGAGGCTCCTGGAACGCGTGAACCTTGGGTAGACGCGGCCATGTCTTTTTACTCAAAGCATATGTGGAAAGAATGTTTTCACGCGGCTACAATGGCTTTAGAGATCAAAGACAAGCAGTTGGTTTATACCTGCGATCCTGAAGTATGGGGATCTAAGCCTTATGATCTGGCAGCAATCTCTGCCCACAATCTTGGGCTCAAAGACGAAGCGATACGATACGGGCAGGCGGCGGTAGATTTATCGCCGGATGATGAACGACTCGCTAGGAATCTTGAATATTATGGAATCGCAAACGCTGCTTAATATCGCTTTCGGCGCTGTTTCAGCTCTTTTTGGCTGGATCTTTCGGATCATTTGGGAAGCCGTGAAAGAGATGCAGCGTGATCTCAGAGACCTGGAAAAAGATTTACCGCATAGTTATGCGTTGAAAAAAGACTATGAGGCAGACATACATGAAATCAAAGTCATGCTTGGCAAGATCTTCGACAAGTTAGATTCTAAGCAAGACAAATGAGTTTTGAAACAGCATACGACAAGATGATGGTCGATGAAGGCGGCTATATCCTTCACACGATCCCCGGCGATACCGGCGGAACAACTTACGCAGGCATTGCAAGAAACAAGAATCCGCAATGGGCTGGATGGGCGTTTATAGACGCAAAAGAAACGCCGCCTACAGAGCTAGTCAGAGACTTTTACCGAACGAACTATTGGAATCCCATACGCGGCGATGAGCTTAATCCTGCTATTGCTCAATCCATCTTTAACTTTGGTGTTAATGCTGGCGTATCGGTCGCAGTCAAGCTCGCTCAGATTGTTGCTAAAACAGCTCCTGATGGCGTTATAGGCCCAAAGACCATATTAGCTCTCAACGGCATGTCAGAAGAGCTTTTCATTGCTCATTACGCGCTGGCAAAGATTGCTCGATACCGAGACATTGTTCAGCGAGATAGAAGCCAGATTAAATTCCTCCTTGGTTGGTTAAATCGAGCGC